GTTACCACCAGTTTCGGTTCCAAGATCCTCACCGTCAATACCTGTTGTAGCGCCAATAGTATTTCTTGCAATCTGACAAGAACTATCACCCGAATTATCATCAATGCCTATTGCTAAACTCTGGCCTCCGCCATGGATAAAATTATTAATGATAAAAGACGCCCTTACCAATAAATTAGAATCTCCAAATCTGATCCCTGCTTCGGAAATCCAACTAAAATAATTACTATCAATCAGACATCGAACCATTGTGCTAGCTTGTTCTGCCGCGTAAACAATATCAATACCACAATCCAGGTATTCGAACCGGCAATCTCTTACAGTCAACATAACCGTACCTTTAGTATAAATACCAGCAGTAGCGGTAGTTTCTTCAGGAGGCCCAGCAAACCGGCAATGTTCAAGTTGTACATTATTAAGAATCGTACAATCAAACACAGGCACGGCACTTTGTGTCTCAAAATTAATGTTTGTTATTTTACCATTGACCCATGCACCAACATCAACAGCCTGATCTGCTGCATAGAGTGAGGCTGTAGGTCTTATCTTTACACCTGTTTCACCATCAGCATCCCATGCTTCGCCATGCCCGATAATATGACAACCATGAGGCATAGCAGTTAAATGTTCATTGTAAAGACCCGGGGCGATATGAATTTCAACATTAGGCGCCCACGGACTGGCTGACCAGTTTGTATATGCTCTCGCAACAGCTATTGCTTTTGCTATTGTTGCAAATGCCGTATCCCATGTAAGCCCATCGTTTTCGTCATTGCCTGCTTCGTAAACCCCAGTAACAGGTTGTGTGACTCCACTACCTTTATTAACAAATAGCTTCAGAAATGGATTCTGCATATCAAGTAATGATCTAACCTGACTTTCCGAAACTTTCAATCCTGTATGAAAAAAATTCTTTTTGTGTCCCATTTGTTTTCTCCTTGTTCAATGGGGGATTTCTCCCCCAGGTAGAAAAAATTAAGTATGAACTGGCGGGCCAGCTTTTCCGGTGAGGCTCCATATGCGCCATCCGGCACTGTCATCAACATAATACAAAACGGCCTGATCCCCTGCATCTGCAAACACGATAGTTGCCCATCCTGTAGCTGTTGCCGGTGTCAAAGTTCCATCACCACCACCATCAGTGGCAAGATAAATAACCAACACCTGGCCCGGAACTCCATTTGCAAGGGTAAGGGCTTCAGCATCACCACCAGTCGTCTTGGCAACATATGCGTGAGTGACCGGAATCACTAAAACATCAGCATCGACAGTAGTGCCGAGATCCTCTGTGGCATCAGCATCGTTTTGATGATAAAATTCCATCATTCTAAGTATATTCGACATTTTTTGCTCCTTAAAGGGGGAGTTTTACCTCCCCAAAAGATTAATAAGATATTGCAACCCCGCACTGTTCAGGATTGGCGATGGTTATGCCATACCAGGTAAAGAGTCTGTACCTAAAAGTAAGGGTCTCAATCGTTCCATCATAAACCAGATACATTTTAAGACCGTTTTTCATGGTATCAGATACAACTTTCATGCCGGCAAAATCCTTAAACAGTTCAGCAGGAATATTTCCGCCAAGAACTTCAACAGCCTCTTTATCCCAAAACAGGTTAGACCTTTTGGATGTGTCAGTATTGATCCTGTCCATTGTCGCAGCATTCAGTATTGTGGTGTTAACATTGGCATATGCCTGCTCAAGTGCTGTTAAATTAGTATCATCAGCCGCAATAGGTTTCGGATAGACTTTTACATGAGTAGCATCGGTGACTTCGACAATTGTAAATGTCATTGCCTGTCCGGTATTGGTTTTGTCATCAAGTCCCACCGCGTAAACCGGAGTCCCGCTATTCTGGAAAATAACCTTATCGCCAACAGTATAACTCGAACTATCGGCAACCACTATAGAGGCAACACGACAGTCAACATTAGTTACAATGCCTGTCGAGGTTACGGATGTTCCTGCCTCCGGTGCAAATGTATGATTTCCAGTTACTGTAGTTGCCGGATTTGCTCCGCCGTCCAGGTTGGGAAGAAAAGATCCTACATATACACTAAAATCAGCTATGTTTTCACCTATCTGTCCCATTGCCCATGTCTTATCAGGTCTGCCCTGAAGTGTCTGGCGTGCAGCAAGGTCTTTACCAAAGGTCAGATTGTCACGGTCATTCAGCATAAAGGTCCTGCCGTTATTCATGCCCTGACGCTCATCAAGCTGAGTTTTAGCCTGTGCTATAAAATCATACCCGCTTGTAGCATTTGACCTGTAAAACTGTGAACCCTGATTCATTACTGCACTGGCAATATCGGAATTGAGGTTGGATGCCTGTCTCCGACCTGACTGTACAGCTCTTTTATTCCAGAACTGTTCATCCCTCATGTCATCAGCCCTGACTTTAACAAAATCATTGTTAGGTGTTCCTAATACAGCCGGATATTCTTCCTCAATTATACCCGTTTCCTGGTTAGAAATATCCCATCCGGATATAATAGGGGCATGCTGCTGTTTAGGACGCCATATAATATTACCGGAGTTCTGCATTGTCGCGCCGTCCGGTTCAAAAAATGAACAAAGCGGGAGCATGTCCTGTTGAGACTCAAAGGTCTCCATGCTTTTTTCAAATAATATTTCTACTATTTTTCCTGTAGTTACTGCCATTTTATCCTCCTACCACTTGGAAGTATCAATCTTTAATCCCTTAGCTTCCTTTTTAGCGTTCCAGGCGGCTTGTAAATCATTTTTCTTATGCGCTTCGTCATACTTCTTTTTCAAAATGCGTTCTTTTGTTCCGCCTGTTACGTCACCGTTAATCTGTGTATCGGGATCAGGTGCACTTGATTTCTTCTTTATGGTTGTATTTAATAATATTGCTTTCTGTTGACCAAGAAAAGTAGCAGCTCTTAAGCCTGTGGGGTCGTCCGCAAGTAATGTCAAAAACTCTCCCCTTAAAGCCTTACTCCTGCCTAATTTATACATGACTTTTTCAGACCCTTCTCCTAATACTGATATCATATGATCTACAATAAAATCACCCTGTTTCGGCCTGATAGCTTCAACAGACTTTCTAACTTCAGCATCAGCATCTTTGTATACATCAGAAGATATCCCGGATGATTTAAGTAGCTTTTCAGCCCTTGAATAATGATCATCAATAGCTTTTTCAATAGATTGCGCCGCCTGTTGCTGACTACTCCGCATTGTCTGCTCTGTTTCGATTCTTTTAAATAATGCAGACGCTTTTTTATCTTCATATTCATCAAGCGCTGCTTCATAGTCGTTGTCATCCTCAAAGTCATCCCGTCTTGGTCGTTTTGGAAGCTCTATATCGGGTTTTTCAGGGCCCTTATTCTTCAGTTTTTCGATTTCAGACCTTAAACTATCAATTTCAGCGTCTTTTTCGCCTATTTTACCCTTTAACTTCCTTTTTGCCTTAATATGCGCACTTACCGGCATCGTGTCTGAGCCCGTCTGGTCGTCCTCATCCTCTGCCATCCATGCTTCAATCTCTTTTTCTTCTATAGGGTTGCCATTCTCATCAAGCTCTATTTCTTCCTCTTTTTCCAGTTCTTCTTTTTCAAGCTCGATTTCCTTATCCACTTTTTCTGCCAGATTTTCCATTGTTTCTCCTCAATGTTAGGTCCTTATGATGCCATAAGTAGCTGCGTTTTACCTGGTCGCCTCAGTTAAACAGCTATTCGCTGGTATAACTCTTCATTAGTTAATTTCTTTAAATCAATAATTTTAGCAGCGTTATCAATCTGCTTGCCAAAACTGTCAATATTCTTGTTGTCAATCTCCGCATTCGCCTGCTGTGCCTCAATCTGAGTATTCATCCTGTCAGTTATAGCCTCAAACTCCTTAATTCTGACACCCATTTCATCTATATGGGCCTTTAACTGCATTTCAATGCCTTTTCGCTTCTGTTCAAGTAATGCAGCGTCACCTTTCTTATTTTCACCCATTGCCAGTAACAATGCAGGATCAGGTTCCTTGTTCTGCTGTGACTGTGCCAATAACTGCTCCTGCTCAGGTGTTTCAGGCTTCTTAATGCCCATCACCACCAGTTCATTATTGACATATTCCCGGATATCTTCAAAATCTACACCATCGGTCAAAGCGAGAACTTTCAACTGCATGGCCTTTCTTACCGGATCATTCGGGTCAGTAAGCTCTATCATTTTTTCAAGTCTGTCAATCGTCTGTTCTTTTTGACTTGAGTAACTTGTTGTTATCTTTGAATAAACATCAAATTCAGAACTATTTATATCCCTCAAGGTAATCAGTTCCCCGGTTTCCTATCCATTATGGT